ATGATTTGATTAAAAAAGTAGATGTTCTAATAGCTAAAAAGAAAAAACTTTATTCTAATGTTGATATCGAATCTCCAATGAGCGCAGATGAAAAGTAGTTGGATAAAGATATACAATCTATATTTTCTAAAATTCAACAAATAATCCAGCAAAAAAGAAAAATAAAAGAATCAATAAACGAATCTTTATTATTGGAAGGCGGGGCTTATGGACATATGAACCATCCATTTGATATTGAAATGAATCTTACATTTGGTGATTTAAAACAAATTGTGGTAAGAGCATTGAATGGTGATTTGGAATTAGCAAGAGAGAAGACTGATGGACAAGCATTAGCAGTTAGTTGGGTAAATGGTAGATTAGTTGCAGCTCGTAACAAATCACATCTAAAGAACAAAGGTGAAGGTGCAATGACAATAGGACAAGTAGCTGCTAAGTTTGCTGGTAGAGGTGGATTAACCGATGCTTACAACTTTGCTATGCAGGATTTATCTAAAGCAATTGGAGCACTATCCGAACCCCAACGTAAGAAGGTTTTTAAGGATGGTAGTTCGTTTATGAATTTGGAAGTGATATATCCAACCTCTGTAAACGTAATCCCTTACAATCAACCCCTATTAGTATTTCATGGTACGTTTGATTATGATATTGATGGTACTATTGTAGGTGAGAACCAACAAGCGGCATCTATATTGGGTGGGATGATTAAGCAAGTAAATGCACATGTTCAATCTAAGTACACAATTCAAGGACCTCCAATTAATAAACTTCCAAAATCAGAACATCTTTCTAAATTACAAGGAAAGTATTTAGGAATGATTTCTAAATTACAATCTGAATTTGGATTGGCTGATAGTGATGGTGTAGCTGATTATCATCAGGCTTGGTGGACTGACTTTGTAGAAAAGAAAGCTAAGAAATTAGATTATCAACAAAAGATAGGATTAGTTAAGAGATGGGCTTTTGGTGACAAGAGTTTCCGTATAGCAACAATAACCGATGACAAGATAAGAGCTTGGGCTGATACAACTGATAAGCAAGACCAACAAAAGATATCAAAGCAAAATTTAATGAGATTTGAGGAGATATTTCTAGGAGTTGGTGCGGATGTATTATCCTTTATGGAATCAGTCCTTACAGCAAACCCTGATAGTGCTAAAAGACAAATGGTAGCACGTTTGGAAACAACAATCCAACAAGTAAAAGCAAGTGGTGACCCTAAGAAGATTGCAAAATTAAAATTAGAGTTACAAAGACTTAATGCACTTGGTGGATTTGATAAGATTGTACCAAACGAAGGTATTGTATTTGTCTATGGTGGCAACACTTACAAATTAACAGGTGCATTCGCACCCCTAAATCAGATTTTAGGTATTTTCTTCGATAATTAATCGTTTTCTGAATTTTGATATACTTATATATACAAATATATCGTAAGTAATATGGCAAAGGAATTCAATAAAAAGTTTATGCACCCAACCCGTAGAAAGTTGGTAGATATGGTATTAACTGGTGGTGAGTATGAAAAGAATACACAAATATCATTTTCTGGAGCAGATAAAGAAAAAATAAAAAGAGAAGTTGGTGAAAAATGGACTGATGATAATGGTAGGTCTTGGGAGCAATTGGAAGCTGGTAGAATAGAAACATCCGAATTGGGTGATACTATGTCTGAAGTAAGAGCGTATTTAGATAGCTTAAACACTTGTAAAGGTAAAGAATGTAAAACTATTAAACCAGGTAGAGTTGATAAAAAATTAATATCCAAAACAGGATATTGTATTACTTGTTTGGCCCAAAAAGAATCGGAGATTAAACTTGATGGATTATGGGGTTACTATGAAACATATAAAATTACATCTAATATGATTTCGCATGGTAAAGATGTAGTAGCTCAATTTAAACAGGCATATGAAGATGCTAAACAAGAATATGAAGTTGTAAATGAAGATGGTACTCTTGAAAAATGGAGTATGGAAAGAGATGTGGAAGAATTGAAGGCGGAAATAATGGTAGATATAGTTAATTTTGAAAAAGAAATTGAAGAAGCTACTAAATTAAGAAATGAAGCTTATGAACAATTGAAACACAAAAATTACGATTTAGTAAGACCTCTTAAAGATTAGTATGAGTACTGGTATAACACAAAAGAAATCTCTAAAAGAGATAATAGCCGATGAATACAAAAAGTGTGCGGTAGACCCTATTCACTTTATGAAGAAGTATTGTATGATTCAGCATCCAGTTAGAGGTAAAATACCTTTCCATTTATTTCCATTTCAAGAAAAGACCTTAACACAATTCGCAAATAATAGATTTAATATAGTATTGAAATCACGTCAAACTGGTATTTCAACCTTATCGGCTGGATACGCACTTTGGAAAATGATATTCAATTCGGACTTTAACGTATTGGTTATTGCAACAAAGCAAGATGTTGCAAAGAACTTAGTAACAAAGGTAAGAGTAATGCATGAATTACTTCCAACATGGCTTAAAAACGGGTCTATGGAAGATAACAAGCTTTCCCTTCGTTTAACAAATGGTTCTCAAATTAAGGCTATTGCTTCATCTCCTGATGCAGGACGTTCGGAAGCCTTATCACTTCTTATATTTGATGAGGCGGCATTCATTGATGATATCGATGAGATTTGGGTGGCAGCTCAATCAACGTTATCAACTGGTGGTAGTTGTATTGCATTATCTACTCCGAATGGTGTGGGTAATTGGTTTCACCAAACTTGGTTAGGGGCTGAGGAAAGTAGAAATCCATTTAATACAATCAGATTACATTGGACAGTACACCCTGAAAGAGACCAAAAATGGAGAGACCAACAAGAAGATTTATTAGGATTAAAGAAAGCAGCTCAAGAGTGTGATTGTGACTTCGTATCTTCTGGTGAGACGGTAATTGAGCCCGAAACGCTAATGTTCTATAAAGAAACATATATTCAGGAACCAATAGAAAAAGGTGGATTTGATGGAAACCTTTGGAAATGGGAACATCCTGATTATTCTAAATCATATATGGTAGTAGCCGATGTGGCTAGAGGTGATGGAGCCGATTACTCTACATGTCATGTAATTGATATTGTAAACGCAACTCAAGTAGCTGAATATAAAGGTAAAGTTGATACAAAAGATTTTGGAAATTTCTTAGTAGCACTTTCAACTGAATATAATGATGCTTTACTTGTAATAGAAAACGCAAACATTGGTTGGGCAACAATTCAGCAAGTAATTGATAGAGATTATAAAAACTTATTCTATATGAGTAAGGATTTAAAATATATTGATACTGAAAATCAAATGACAAATAGATATAGAGCTGAAGATAGAGGATTGGTAGCTGGATTTTCAACCACTTCTAAGACTAGACCTTTAATCATATCTAAATTAACTGATTACTTTAGAGAAAAATCAATTATAATTCGTTCTTCCCGTTTAATAGATGAGTTATTTACATTTGTCTATATGAATGGTAGAGCAGAGGCTATGAAAGGTTATAACGATGACTTGACAATGGCATTTTCAATTGGTTTGTGGGTGAGGGATACTGCACTTCGTTTAAGACAAGAAGGTATAGATTTAACTAAAAGTGCGGTGGGTGGTATTACTTCAAATACTTATACTGGAATCTATGGTGGTGGTAGTAGTATGGATGATAACCCTTGGAAAATGAGAGTTGGGGATGGATTTGAAGATTTATCTCAATGGTTGTAGTGTTTTGATAAATTGCGATATTTATATCATATAATGTCAAAATAGGATTTTGTAGAAAATAATAATAAATTATGGCAGAACAAGAATTAGATGATAGGAGTTTTTTTGGTAGGTTAAAGAAATTATTCTCAACCCAAGCTATCGTAACCGTTGATAAAGATGGCAAACGTAGAGTTGTAGATACTGATGAACGCCAAATGAATACAAACTTCGTAAATCTTAGAGATAGATATACAAAGTTACAAAGGTCTTTTAATGAAACGAATCAGGGTGCACAATCAATGGCATACCATCAGGTTCGTAGAGAATTATTCAGAGATTATGATGCTATGGATAATGACCCAATTATAGCATCAGCATTAGATATTTACGCTGATGAATCAACAACAAAAAATGAATTTGGTGATGTATTATCAATTAAATCATCAAACGAAAATGTAAGTGCAATACTTCATAACTTATTTTATGATGTTATTAATATAGAATTCAACTTATGGCCTTGGGTAAGAAACTTGGTAAAATATGGTGATTTCTTTTTAGCATTGGAAATAGCAGAAGGTAAAGGTATTGTAAACGTATTACCTTATTCTGTATATAATACTGAAAGATTAGAAGGTACTGACCCTCACAATCAAAACTACGTTAAGTTTAAAGTTGAATTAGATAGATTTGGTAAAAAGGAATATGAGAACTACGAAATGGCTCACTTCCGTATGTTATCAGATACTAACTTCCTACCATATGGTAAGGCTATGATTGAAGGTGGACGTAGAGTTTGGAAGCAATTATCGCTAATGGAAGATGCGATGTTAATACATCGTATTATGAGAGCACCTGAAAAGAGAGTGTTCAAAA